GGAGCTAACTAATGCCATATACAGAGGATGACCTAAAGTTTTTGCGAAAGATCGGACAGATCGTAGACGAAGCTGCACCGATCAAAGTAGCAAAAGAAAAACCAACTACACAAACAACAGAGAGCGAGGAATAGGTCAATGGCCGTATTCTTGTCAAACGGGGTTCAGGTCGTACTAAATAGCGTAGACCTATCCGATCACGTAACGAGTGCAACAATTAACCGCGTATTTGAGGAGCTAGAAATCAGTGCGATGGGGGACACCGCGAGGAAATATACTAAGGGCCTCGAGACCTCAACCATTACGCTAGATTTCCTAAACGATAATCTAGCCTCAGGTGCCGGATCTGTACGCGCTGCACTACAAGCTGCCTGGGGTACAACAGTGCCTATCACACTTAAGCAGACTAACGCAGTCGTATCTACAACAAATCCTGAGTACCAAAGTACGATTTTGGTAAACAACACCACAGATATAAATGGGGATGTTGGAAGCATATCCAGCCAGTCGATTACCTTTACCTGTAATTCACCTATCGTTGTAGACACCACACCATAACAAACTAGAAAAGGGGCAAAAAATGGCAAAACTTAAAATCACAAGGGTTACGGGCGAGGTTACTGAGCATCAAATCACGCCACGTATTGAGTATGCCTTTGAATTGCACGTAAAGAAAGGCTTTCACCGAGCTTTTCTAGAGGATTCTAAACAGACCGATCTTTATTTTTTGGCGCACGAGTGCCTTAAAATGGCAGGGGTAGTAGTTAAACCTTTTGGACCGGAATTTTTAGATACTCTCGTTAAGGTGGAAGTACTCGACGACGAACCTTTAGATTAGGGCGAGACTCCCTAACCTATCAGGTAGCCCAGCTATCTATACGGTTAGGGATCTCGCCTCAATCGGTGCTCGATCTCGATGTAGATATGTACAGGATGTTAATACAAGTGTTAAACGATCAAGCTAAGGAGGCCGAGCAATATGCCAATAGAAGTAAAAGGCGTTAAGCAAACTATTAAGGCCATCCGTAAAGTAGATCCGGAATTACTAAAAGAGATGAACGCCGAAATTAAGGGCGTGATGATGCCGTTACGCGACAAGGCTCGAGGATATGCTCCATCACCTCAGCCGGATAACCTTTATGCGTGGAACGAAAACACGGTAGGTAAAACTATTACAGCTCGTAACTCGGCTTTTAGAAATTTTAACACCGAGGGTCGCGTAAGGCTCTTTCCGCTTTACGATCACGCTACGGTAAAAAAGGGGATCTACTACTCACAGTCCGGCGGTCAAAAGAATCGCAACGGCTGGAGAGCTCTTTACTTTGTAGGTAATAAATCTGCCGCCGGGTCTATTTATGAGACAGCTGGCCGCGCCGAGACCACATCCCGTAAAGGTTATCGATCAAATAACCCAGGAGCCGGTGAGCACTTTGTAAGCCGTATGGGTCCTCTCTATGGCAATAAGCGCGAGGAGCGCGGCCGTATGATCTTTAGAGCGTGGCACGAGGATCAGGGTAAAGCTCAAGCGGCAGTCATACGCGCTATAGAGAAAACGATCGCTGCCTTTAATCAAGGCCGATACGGAAAGGCCGCATAATGGCAACCCTACCTAGTTTAGTCGTAAGCGCGGTTACGACCTTTGATGGTAAGGCTTTAACTAAAGGTACTAAACAAATTGGAGCCTTTGAGAAAGGCGCTAAGAAATTAGGCGCTACTTTCGCCGCTGCCTTTAGCGTGCAGAAAATATCCCAATTTGGTAAGGCTGCCGTTAAAGCCTTTGTTGAAGATGAAAAGGCCGCATCACGTTTAGCAATATCGGTAAAAAATCTCGGCTTAGCCTTTGAGACTCCACGCATCGAAGAATTTATATCTCAGCTATCTCGCGCCTCAGGCGTAACCGACGATCAGCTCCGTCCATCGATGCAGAAACTATTGACCACGACGGGCTCAGTAGCCAAGTCCACAGAGTTACTGACTCAAGCCTTAGATATAAGCGCCGGTAGCGGTGTCGCTTATGAGACCGTCGTAAATGATTTATCACTAGCCTACGTAGGGCAGACTCGAGGCTTGCGTAAATACTCGCTAGGCTTAACTCAGGCCGAGCTTAAGACGATGAAATTTGCCGACGTACAGGATAAACTTAATAACCAATTTTCCGGAGCTAATGCCGCTTACCTAGATACTTACGCCGGCAAAATGGGCATTTTATCTAACGCTGCAGGTGAGGCTACCGAAACAATCGGTAAAAGTTTAATGGAAAGCTTGTCATTATTAGCCGGTGACGGTAATACGATCCAGCCTCTAGCCGATGGGATGCAGGATCTCGCTACATATACCGCCGAAGTAATTACCGGTATCTCTACCTTAATCGCAAAATTTAAGAGCTTGCCGGGAGTAGATAAATACATTACTGAAATATGGCCCGAAATTCTTAAGCGCAGTATGTTTGGTCAGCTCGGAGAGTTCTTTCGCAGATTTGGAAAAGAGGCCGTCCCAGCCGGTATGGGCGGCTATCCGAGTTCAGCTTTAGGCGGTACTTTTGTAGATCCTAATGATGCAGCTCGTAAAAAAGCTGAGGCGGCTGCCGCTAAACGAGCTAAAGATTTAGCAGCGGCTAACGCTAAGTCAGCCAAGGCAGAAAAAGCAAAACTAGCTTTAACTAAGGCTGCCGCCGTTTTCGATAGCACCCGGGTCTCCCTTGCTGCAGCTCTTAGAGCTACCTACGACAAAGAGACTAAACTACGCCTCGAGGCGCTTATGCTCATCGAGGAGGATAAAGGCGAGGCAGCTCTTAAGAAAATTGACGAGCTCGCTAAATTCCAGAAAAACGCCGATATGCAACGCTTAGCCGGTGTGGAGGAGATCAGTAACGCTACGCTACAGTCCCTAAATACTCAATTACTCACAGAGCTTAAGGTCATCAACGATAGCAAAATGGCCGAGGGTAATAAAGAGCTGGCACGTGAGGAGGCGTTTAAGAAATATAACGCTGCGATAACGGCCGCTGGTACCCTCGCCGCTAAAGAATCATATAACGAGCGCGTACAGATCCAGCTTACAGAGATCGCTCGCCTAGCCTCTATTAGTAAGACCTCAAGCGCGGCTAATACCGCTAACCTTTTACTAGAGTCCAGCGAGCTTAAAATGATCGATCGAGTGGCTAAGGCGCAAGCCGAGGCAGATAGAGCTCGACTTGACTCACTTAACGCTTACCTCGCGGCTCTAACTGGGGTAAAAGCCCCGGCGGCAACTCCTCCACAATTTAATAACCCGGGAGACTATCTCAAGCTAGGACCGCTTGGCGGCTTAGGCGCTGGAGTAGTAGCCGGTGTAACTCCTACTACTTTTGCACCTGCGCCTACGCTAGGACCGGCTTACAGCGGTTACGGCTTTAACCCTAGTATGGTCGCTCCAACTCAGAGCGTAGAGATTACGGTAAACGCTGGAGTAGGAGATCCTGAGGCAATCGCTAGAGCCGTTGAGGATATATTTAATCAGTCCGGCTACAGAGGTACCTCAGTGGGCCGTAATACAGGAGTCTACGCGGTATGAGCACTTGGTTACCCGAGTGGAAAATCATCGTAGGGACCACCGTTTACGATAACGTCCTATCGGTCAATATGGCAACGGGTCGAGATGACATCGATTTACAGTGCAACGCCGGCTACGCTCGTATGGAGATTGTAAATCTAAATAATACGCCTTTTGATATAGATGTGACAGACTCCCTTACCCTCGAGCTCAAGAATAGTGCAGGGGTATATGTGCCCGTTTTTGGCGGTGAGGTGTCAGATTTTGGTATATCAGTACGCTCGCCTGAGGAGATCGGGTTTATAACAATTGGTAATATCTTGGCCGTAGGATCTCTAGCCAAGCTAACTAAAGCCCTTTTTCCGGATGCCTTAGCTAAGGATGAGGACGGCAACCAAATCTATGACATCCTTAACGAGCTACTTATCAATTCTTGGTTTGAGGTAGCACCGGCTTTACAATGGTTTGACTACGACCCTACGACTACGTGGGCAGATGCAGAAAACGTAGGACTAGGTGAAATTGATCAGCCGGGCCTCTACGAGATGATCTCTCGTACAGCTGAGCCGGCGAGCAGCTATAACCTATGCGCTCAGATAGCACAAAGCGCACAAGGGCAGATATACGAGGACAAGGCCGGGCGAGTATGCTACGCCGATACCGACCACCGTACCGCTTACCTCACGACTAACGGGTACACGACGATATCGGCTAATTACGCTACGCCGTCTACCGTTAAATCGATCCTACAGATCGGCAAGATCCGTAACTCCCTAGTATTTAATTATGGTAATAACTACGCTAACCAAGCTACAGCCCTCGATGCTACCTCGGTCGCTAACTATGGCCGCTATCAGCGTAGCGTGACCTCTAATCTCCATAACCTAAGCGATGTAAATATCCTAATGGATCGAGAGCTCGGGCTCCGGGCAATCCCTAGAGAGCAGCTACAGAGCATTACCTTTAGGCTAGATAACTCATCACTACCCGATGCCGAGCGAGACAAGCTCATCGATGCCTTTTTTGGTCAGCCTATGGTAGTCAATGACCTACCTATCAATATGTTTAATGGATCTTTTAATGGCTTTGT